CGTGCCCGCCACGCACAGTGAGGCCAGCGATGCGCTCACCGCCGCGCTCGGCATCGACGACCTCACCAACCTGGAAGAGGACTATACGGTGGATGGCACCACCATCACCACGGCAACGATGGTGATCGCCACCTGGCTGGGCAGCCACATGGATGCCGCTACTTGGAAGGCGCAATCGCAGGCCACCCGCGAAGCTGCCGTCACCGCTGCATTCCCCGACTTCATCACCTGAACATGAGCAAAGCCATGAAGGCCGCAGCAGCGGCAGTGTTCGCACAGTACAAGGACGCCAACGAGGTGTTCGTGACCGAGGACGCGCAGGCGTTCCTTAGCGCGAACCTCGCTGCGCACCACGCCCGCCAAAGCCACATGCCGGAGCCTGTGCGTTTCCAGCGCGATACCAGCGAGGTGGTGGTGAGCGCGGATGACAATGCCAAGGCCGAGGGCAAGCGCATTGCCGCTGAAGCGAAGGCCAAGGCCGCCGCCGAGGCCGCTGAAGCAGAGAAGGCCGCAAAGGCCGCCGCTGAGGAAGCCGACGCTGCTGAGGAGGCCGCTGCCGCCGAAGCGGAGAAGGCCGCCAAGGCCGCTGAGGAAGAAGCCAAGGCCGCCGAGGACAAGGCTGCTGCGAAAGCGCAGACGGCCCCGAGCGCCGCCGCCAAGGGGAAGGGAAAAGGGAAGGGCAAGTAAGCCAGTTGTAAACCCGTTGAACGCGACTTGAACGCACCACAGACATGAGTTTCAGAGGACCATCGATCATCAAAGTGAATGGCGGCCTTGGCCAGCAAGCGCCGAGCGACAGGAATGTGGCGGGGCTGGTGTTTAAGTCCGCTAACGATACGGGGAGTGCTTTATTCGAGTTTCAGCCCTTCGTGTTGAATAGCATTGACGATGCAACTGCCAAAGGCATTACCGCCGCATTCGATGCGAATAACTCCACTGATTCGGCGCTGGCGTATCTGCACATCTCGGAATTCTTCCGCTTGAATCCGGACGGGAAGCTGTGGGTGTTGAATAACGGAGGTGATCCGGCATTTACGCCGGACGAAGGTTTCGACATGCTCATGGCCGCCAGCGGGAACAGTATTCGCTACATGGGCCTGGTGTATGGCTTCAACGTTGCAAGTGTGCCCGTAGTTACTGGCGGCTTCGGCGGAACCGTGATCGCCGATATAGCTGCTGCGCAAGCCTGGGTAGAGGCTAAGGCGGCTGAATTCGTCTTTGTGGACGCGGTCGTGATCGAAGGCATCGCCGCAGACACCACTCTCGTTGACCTGAAGACACTGGACGCACCGCAGGTGGTGGTCGCCACGGGCTGCGACCACGGTTATATGGACGCCGCCGGTTATGATGCGGCCCTCAAGAAAACCGCCGCCGTGGGCACCGTGCTCGGCAGCATCGGCGTGCGCATGCTCAGCGAGAGCATGGGCAGCGTGAAGCTGGAGCGCTACCCCGCCCAGGCACGTGGCCAGGCGGACTACAGCCTGGTGGACACGCGCCAAGGCCGCTGGCTGAAGCCGGGCCTTAGCACCGGCGAACTCTTCGACGACCTGCCCCAAGCCAAGCGCGACGACCTCACGGCCAAGGCGTACAGCTACGCCGGGAAGTACGAGGGCTACCCCGGCGTATACCTCAACGGCGATGCCACCTGTACGCTGGTAACGGACGACTTCAACACCGTCCACATCAACCGCATCTGGAACGAGAGCGCCCGCAGGGTGCGCCGTGCCCTCATTCCTCGCATGAACAGCCGCGTGCGCATCGATCCCGCCACCATCGCCGATTGGGATGCAGCCGCCAAGCGCGAGCTGGACAGCCTGCTCGCCGAGAGCGAGTTCGCCGACTACCGCTTCACCATCGACCCTGCCCAGGACGTGATCGCCACGGGCAAGGTGCTCACCAAGCTCACCATCACCCCACAAGGTATCGCCAAGGCGATCGAGGGAGAGATCGGTTTCACCAACCCCGCGCAAGCAGCCTAAGCCATGCCAGCATCCGTTCCTACTACCATCATCAACAACTTCGGCACCGTTACCGGCTGGAGCCAGTTGAAGGCCGTGCTGTACGGTCGCACCCTGGTGGGCATCAGCAAGATCTCCTACAAGGACAGCATCGAGCGCGCCAGCATGCCGAGCGGCACGCGCATCCACGAGATCCCGCCCACGGACATCAGTGTGCTCACCCTGCGGAACGGCAAGGTGACGAAGGACGTGATCCGGAACTTCCAGTTCACCGGACAGGGCCGGGAAGTGAGCCAGGGCGACAAGGCCATCTGGCTGGAGATGCCCTGCTACTGCACGCACATCGACTATAACGTGACCTAACCCTGAACCAATGGCCAAGACAACCCCGAAAGAAGTGCAACTGCCCGCAGGCGTAACGGAGGCCCAGGTGGCCGAGCTGAAGCGCACGCACGGTTCCGTTCATCGCGTTGCCGTGCCGAAGGACGGCAAGGTGTACGTGGGCCTGTTCCGCAAGCCGGACCTCAGCATCATGAGCGCCGCCGCCTCCGTGGGCACCGCCGACCCCATCGCCGCAGGCGAGGTGGTCTACAACAGCTGCAAGCTCGTCGCCGACCCCGAGATGGACAGCGACGGCGAAGTCCACCTCGCGGCCATGGGTGGCGTGGGTAAGCTCTTTCGCCAGCTGGAGGCGGAGGTGGGGGAGCTGTAGGCCGGAGGAGCATCGACCCCGATCCCGAGGCCGATCAACTGCGAAAGGGGCGCGCGCTGGTGAGGAGCGAGTTCGGCATCGATCCCGACACGCTTACGGACAAGGAGTTCATTGATCGATGGATCGAGGCCGCGTGGCTGGTGCAGCACCGCAACGTTACGCTGGGCCGGACACTCGGCCTCATCAAGTAGAGAGAGGCAAGTGGCAGACAAGATCACCATAGACATCGAGATCCTGCAAGGGATCTTTGGCGACCTCAATAAGTTGCAGCAGCAGCTCACCGGGGTGAGCGGTAGCGTGATGGCCGTGGACCGTGCCATGAACAGCTCCGGCCAGCACATCCAGCAGGCATTGGGCGGAGTGAACGGCGCGGTGGGCAGCGTGCAGCACGCGACCGATAGCGCCATGCGCGGCATGGTGGAGGATATGATGGGGCCGCTGGCGAAGAGCCGCGAGCTGGAGGACAAGCTCCAACGCCTGGGCAGCCAGGTGCGCACCAGTAAGAGTGTGAAGGAGATCACGGCGTTGAAGTCCGAGATCACCGCCACCCAGCGTGAGCTGGATAAGGTGAACACCGGCGGCATGGAAAGCAAGGTGAGCGGTGGCGCGAGCCGGATGCGCAGCATGTTCAGTTCCTTGGTTGCACCACTGGCCGGGGCCTTCGCGGTTGGCGGTATCGTGAACTTCGGACGCGGCGTCCTGGATGCCGCGAGCGATACCCAGAAGTACACTACCGCATTGGAGGTGATGCTCGGCAGCAAGGACAAGGCCGACCAGCTCTTCCAACAGGTGAAGGTGTTTGCGGCCACCACGCCCTTCGAGCTGCCGCAGGTGGAAGCGGCCAGCCAGCAGCTCCTGGCCTTTGGCTTCGACAGTAAGAAGATCGTGCCGCAGCTCACCGTGCTGGGCAACGTTGCCTCTGCGCTGAACCAGCCGGTGGGCGACATCGCCTACCTCTTCGGCACGGCGCGCGTGCAAGGTCGCCTATACACGAACGACCTCATGCAGTTCATGAACCGGGGTATCCCCATCGTGACGGAGCTGAGCAAGGTGATGGGCGTAAGCGAGGCCCAGGTGAAGGAGCTGACCGCCGAGGGCAAGGTGGGCTTCGCGGACCTGGAGAAGGCTATGAACAACCTCGGCGGTGCGGGCGGCAAGTTCGATGGCTTAATGGATAAGCAGAGCAGGACCATCGGCGGCACGCTGAGCAACCTGAGCGATAGCTGGGGCCAGTTCAAGGCCGACCTTGGCCTCAGTCTGGCTCCGATGTTCATGAAGGGCATCAGCCTGATGGGTGGTGCCGTGGAGGGCTTGCGCTCCGGCTTCGAATGGGTGCAGGCCAATGGCCCGGTGATCAAGGGCACCATCACGGGCATCGGCATTGCCGTGGGCCTTTACAGCACGGCATTGCTGATCAATAACGCGGGGCTGATCGCGAACAATGCGTTGCAGACCATCGCGGCCATACGAATGGGTGCCATGGCCGTCGTGACGAATGTGGTGACAGCAGCCACTACACTCTGGACCGGCGCACAATGGCTGCTGAATGCGGCGCTGAACGCCAATCCAATAGGTCTCGTCGTGGTGGCGATTGCGGCGCTGGTAGGCGGAGTGCTCTATGCCTGGAACCATTTCGAAGGCTTCCGGGCCTTCCTGTTCGGGTTGTGGGAATCGGTAAAGGCCGTCTTCTTCGGCATAAAGGATATCGTGACCACCGTGTTCGGATCGCTGGTGGACATCGTTGCCGGCTTCGGGAAGACGCTCATCGGAGCGATCACGCTAGATCCCGCGATGGTGAAGGAGGGCATCCTTCAAGGGGCAAAGGGCATCCGGGATGCCATGTCCATCACCGACGACATCAAGGCGATCGGCTGGAAGGCCGGTGCGGCTTATGCCGAAGGCGATGCGAAGGGCCGGGCCTCCTATAAGGCGGACAACAAGGTAGCCGCCAGCCCCGGCACCACGAACGCCAAGGCGGTGGCTCCCGGCCAGGACGTAGGTGCTGCGAGCCTGCTGGGTGGTAGTGCGCCGGGACCGATCACCGCTGCCGCCGGTGGCAGCACTGGCGGAGGCAAGGGCTCCGGCAGCGGCGACCGCAACATCTCCATGAACATCACCATCCACAACCAGTTCGCCGTGGGCCGCAACAGCGACGTGGATGCGAAGAGCGCCGCCGACAAGGTGGTGGGCATGCTGGTGAACAAACTGCGGGACGCTGAATTCGCAATAGGTTGATGGAGAATCCGCGCTTCAATATCCCCTCCGCCTTGGCGCTGCTGTACGGCATCGCCAACCCCGTCGCGTTCCCCGGCGTGGCCGCTCAGCAGGAACGCGAAGCGCCGGGCGTGAGCTTCAGCGGCATCGAAGTGGTGCCGGATGAAACGGTGCGCCCCATGAGCCACCTCGGTACGCCCATCTTCTATCCGTTCACCCTGAAGGGAGGTGTGTACAAGGGCTACGACAGCAAGGGTGTGGTGACGCAAGAGCAGCTCGGCGACCTGCGCCTGCCGCTGAGCACCGTGGTGGAGATGGCGCGTGCCAAGTCCATCACCGAGACCCCTGTGAGCGCCAACGGCGGCAGCGTGAAGGAGGTCTTCACCTACGGCGATTGGGACATCCGCGTCAGTGGCATCATGATGGACGAGCCGAAGCACCCGCAGGGGGCCGACACCTTGGAGACCATGGAGCAGCGGCTCTTGGAGTTCGACCACGTAGCCGCGAGCATCGGCGTGGATGCCGACCTGTTCGGTCGGCGCGGCATCGATCGCTTGGTCATCAAGAGCATCTCCTTCAACCAGATACCCGGCAAGCCGCGCATGTGTGGCTACCAAATGCAATGCACCAGCGATGTCGCGCTTGAACTGTTGATCCAATGAGCCTGCACCACGACGACAATCCCATGGTAACCATCCTGCTCAGCATGGGCGCTGGCCTGCTGAGCTGGTTCGGCGACCCCGTGGTATGGCGTGCGGTGGCCATCGCCGCGCTCTGCGGCTTCGCGGGCGGCATCGCCAAGGCGGCAGGTTTCTGGGCATGGCGGGCCACACGGATCCGGAGGAACAAGAGCAAAAGGAAGCATTCATGATCGTGGCCATGTGCGCCTATATCATCTTCCCCGCTACCGCCTCGCGCGGTAACGTGGTGCTGCGCAAGGTGGCTGAGGTGGAGGTGCATACCAGCGTGCATGACCTGTGCCAGTCGGCGGTTATCAAATTGCCTCTGCACATCCCCGAGTTCGAGACCGAAGCGCTGAAGGACTTGATACGCCGGGGCGACCGCGTGCGCATCAGCCTCGGCTACGATGGCGACCTGAAGGAAGTGGAGTTCGATGGCTACGTGACGCGCGTCGGGGCGGATGTGCCAGCCGAGATCGAATGCCGGGACGCGCTTTGGAACATCCTTCAACAGCCGTTCA